ACGAAAGTAGGGGGAAAAGAAAGTGAAGAGGAAAAAGAAATGAAAGATGAAGAACTGAAAGCTCAGATTAATGATATCATTGAAGGTGAGATTCAGAATGGAATCAATGATTATCTAGAGGCACAAGAAGATAAAGAGGATAGTGGAGTAGGATTTGTTAGTGATGAAGCAAAGGAATTGAATGTTAAGGTGTATAAGGATGCAGTGGATAAACTTATTAAAGAGTATAAAAAGATTAAGAAAAGTCAGAGATCCAATATAGGACAAGTAAAAAAGATGGGTTTGGTTGATAAATATGGAAAACCATTATGACTGAAAAGATTGATACTCAGGGGATGAGTGGTGAAGCAGTAAAAGGATGTAAGGACAACATATATCCTCATGATGCTGATGGTAATCCCATATATCCACCAGCAAATTTTAAGGTATGGCCAATCTTTGATGATAAAGAAAGGGCAGAGTTGAAAGAGATTATGTTGGAAGCCTTAAAAGAGTACCATGAGAAACCTAATTATTCGCAATATAGATTAGACGAGTTACAAGAATGAGATTAGGTGTTATGTGTTCTGGAAACGGAACCAACTTCGAGAACATAGTTACAAATCCAGTATGTAATAAACATGAAGTAGTGCTGATGATACACAACACTAAAAAGTGTGGTGCTGTAGCAAGAGCAGCCAAATTTGGAATTCCATATGTAAGAGTTCCACATAAAGAAGAAGATAAGATGATAGAATTATTTAAAGCATGGAAAGTAGATCTTATTATTCTGGCTGGATATATGAGAGTGATTAAAAATCCTGCTGCTTTCCCTGCTCCTATGATAAATGTTCATCCTTCATTACTTCCTAAGTATAAAGGATTGAATGCGGTAGAACAGGCAATGGACAGTGGAGATAGTGTCACAGGATGTACGGTTCATTACGTGACAGAAGAGTTAGATGGTGGTACAATAATAGCACAACAGGAAGTACCCATTCTTCCCGATGATACTGTTGAATCTTTGACCAAGGCTATACAACGTATGGAGTATGGTCTCTTACCTTCTGTTATTAACTCATGGCAATCAACGACGATATAAAAATCACTATCAACCTCAATGAGTTGGTAGAGATCAGAGCAAAACTTATTTCTCAGTATGATGATTACTCAGAAAAGGTATGTAAAGGTGAATACTTAGATGGAGGTGACATTGATCGTATTGCAACTGGGTTAAGAGATACTCTAACTTGGGATACACTCTATTGTATGGTTGATGATGCTGTTTTAGAATACTTAGGTATAAAAGAAAATCATTATGGTTCTACAACTATTGAAACTATTGAGTTAACAATGGAGAAGGAAAAGAAAGCAAGAGAGAAAGAATTTAAGAAAAACTTTGATCTTGTTAAATTAGAATCATCTTCTTGGAGTATTGATGTACCAGTGAGGAAAAAGAAATGACTCAAGAATATATTAAAGACATTCCTAACTGGGAAAAAGATTACCTTGATGCTATGAAGGATAATCTATCTAAACAACAGATAGAACTTCTTAGTGGTAGAGATCTTAAGGCAGATGAAGGAATGATTTATGGTGAGATGTATGCTGATTGGAAAAAAAGGAGTTGGGATGAATGAGAATGAATAATGAAACTAAATTGGTTTTTGCCCTAGAACATACTGCCCATCTATCAGATTTGATAGAGGGTAATGAGTATGAACATCATTTAAGAGATGCATTAATTACTCTTGACGTAGAGTTTAAAAGACAGTTAGGATTAGAAAGAAATCGTAAAGCAATCATTAAATGAGTAAATAATTTGGAAACCCCCACAAATGACCAACCCATATCCCAAACCACGATGGGATCTTGAAAATGATGTACTTCGACTGGAACAAATGATTATCCTCTACGAACAAGAAATCGCAGAATTAACAACCGAAAGAGAAGAATTAAAGAAAGAAGTAACTCTTCTTAGGAGAAGATTGGAATACTATGAAACCAGAGTGGAGGAAGAAGAATGAGTGGAGACTGTACAAAACAACCTCTTATTTTTTATAGTGAGGAAATGACGGATACAAAGATCTCACTATTAGAACTTCATGGAATTGAGTTAAGGATAAAGAAGAATAAATACTCTTATAATAGTGTCATCGATAATGAAGAGTTTCAAGGAATTTCTTAACGAAAGCAGCCTGAGTAGAATCAAGAGTAAATCTGATAAAGGTGGTATTGCTACGATGTCAGCATCCAGAGCAGATAATTCTGCCAAAGAGAATCGTGCAAGAGCAAAACAATTAGATAGAGATATAAAAGGTAAGGGATTGCCTGGTGCTACTAAGGTAACTGGTTCATATGTAGAAAAGGGTGATGATGGGAAGGAGAAAAGAGTAAAGGAAAGAAGTCACGTTGTCACTTCTGGTAAGAAGGGTAAGAGAGCTTTCAAGAAAGCAGTTAAGTCACTAGGTAAGAAGTATGGGCAGGATTCAGTATTGACACAAACCAAAAAAACTGGTACACTATCAGCAACGCGTAAAGGTGGTCTAGGTAAAAAGAAAAATATTAAATTGGGTAAATTTAAACCGCAAGGTAAAAACCCAGAAGGTCAATCACAAATCAAAGGAAAGACTTTTACTTATGGATAAAAAACTTTATGATGACTCCAATTGGAGAGAAGAATCTATACCTTACCATACAGGTAAGCAGGTAGAATTATTGATGGACGGCCCTAAGAGTCTTGCTCAATCATGGATGATGCAAGCAATGTATGGGCAATGGAAAAAAAGGAATGGTTACCATAAATTGGATCCAAAAGAAAATGAAGGTCAGTTACAATCATCTTTAGGAGAATTTTTTAAGAAACAAGATGAAGTTAAATAGACCTTTAATGCATTGTCGGTTATCAGACATGCAATTCTTTTACTGGGATCCAAGAATAGATCCAAGAGAACCAGAATACAAACTGTCACAACCTCCTAGTACAGGAGGTTTTTTTGCATTATAATAGGTTCAACAAAACGAACCACTTATGTTTGAAATCAAAATGACTCGTGAAGAAATCATTGATGGATTGAGAAGTACGTATGGTAAAGAGTTCACAGCTGCAGACGTAAAGGGGTTCTGTGCTATGAATGATATTGCTTATCAAACTGTCACCAAAAAAATTGAAAAATTTAAAGTAGGTCGTGGTAAGTGGAATCTTGAAGTTACCACTAAAGCTGTAGAGAACATTGAGAAGTCTTTTAGTGCTCCTGCTGTTCAACCTACTCTTTTACAAAACCTTGTTCCAGAATCTGATTCCACTTTTGTTAAGTTTGGTTCTTTTAATGATGTAAAGAAAGTAATACAGTCTAAGCAGTTCTACCCTACATTTATTACAGGATTGTCTGGTAATGGTAAGACATTTGGTGTAGAGCAAGCATGTGCTCAACTTAAGAGAGAATTGATTCGTGTAAACATTACTATTGAAACTGATGAAGACGATCTTATTGGTGGGTTTCGCCTTGTTGATGGGGCAACAGTTTGGCATAACGGACCTGTCGTGGAAGCACTCGAAAGGGGCGCAGTCTTGCTACTCGACGAAATTGACTTGGCGAGTAACAAGATACTCTGCTTACAACCCATTCTTGAAGGCAAAGGTTTGTTCTTAAAGAAGATTGGTAAGTTTGTTCAACCTACTAAAGGGTTTAATGTAGTTGCTACTGCTAATACAAAGGGTAAAGGAAGTGATGATGGTAGGTTCATTGGTACTAATGTACTTAATGAAGCATTCCTTGAGAGATTCCCTGTAACCTTTGAGCAGGATTATCCAGCACCTTCTATAGAATCAAAAATCTTAGGAAGGGTTGCAGTATCTTTAAATGTTACTGAGACTGAGTTCTGTAAGAGATTAGTAGACTGGGCAGATATTATTCGTAAGACTTTCTATGATGGTGGTATTGAAGAAATTATTAGTACTCGTCGTCTAGTTCACATTATTCGTGCATACTCTATCTTTAGAAATAAGGCTAAAGCAATTCAAGTATGTATTAATCGTTTTGATGATGAGACTAAGCAATCTTTCTTGGAACTTTATGACAAAGTTGATGCTGACTTTAATTTAGAATCTGATGAATCTGTGGACTAATTATAAGCAAGTACTTCATGACACTATCTCTCTTCATAACGGAGTAGATAGTGTCTGGGCTAATTGGGAAAGTAAAAAAACTTTTCTTACTGCTAAGATCTATACTAATCAATACCTGATTAAGTCTAGAGAAGTTGAGATATGGTCTGATAAAACTTGTATCTATAATAATATATTGTATCCTAAGACTGGATCTAATCTTCCTTGTTTTGGTATGGATCTTATGGCCTTCTCTGAAAAGAAGGTTATTCTTGTATTTGACTTTCAACATCCTATAGAGAATTTTTTATTTGGTGTAGAAGGATTGCCTAAAGGAAAGGGTGATTATAGATTTTTTGAACCAGGTAATCATTTCTCAGAGAATATTTACATAGCATATTGTAAAGCAGATGAGGTAGATAATCATCTTGAAATGTTTAAAAAATACTTGACAGTTTATGTAGATATGTTAGACTTTAAGAGACCAAATGGAAATGATGTTAGTGTATATAAAGACTTTGATGTTTATATGACAAAATTAGATCCAGTTGGTGGATATCTTTCTGGTAAGTTTGGAAAAGCAAGAGCAGAAAGTTTAGTAAACGATTTTTTATTTTGCTATGGTTAATGCATGGAGTCTAGCCTATTCAATACTAAATGGAACATTTGATGAAGACTATCCTATTATGACTGATGACAATAGAATTACTCCACAAGAGAGTGATGAATATGATCCAATAGAAGGAGGGAGTGCTTCTTCTGAAACTACTCACGATCTGGCTGATGGAATTACTATTAGTGGATTGCAAGATGGTGTAGCTGTTGCTAATATTTCAATGGGAATAGGGGAAGGTGATATATCTCATTCAGATTATTGGTACGATTATACTCGTAATGATCTTGACATGACAAATCCTTTCATAAATACCGAGGATCCAATAAAGGGGAGTATGACATCAGACGGCCGTAACAAGTATCATGAAAAAGAGATACTTAAAGATGTAGAAGATTATGTATCACGTACTTACAATGGACACTATACAGGTACCAAACATGAGTACCGTAATGTTCAGACAATAGACTTAATGGCATCTAGAGATCTTGCTTCTGATTTTTGTCAAGCAAATATACTAAAGTATGGTAGTCGCTATGGAAGTAAGGATGGTAGAAATAAAGGAGACTTGCTAAAAGTGATACATTATGCTATGCTATTACTACATTTTGATGAACACTACGGTAAACCAAAAATGACCAGTGGTAACATTGATCATAACATGCCTTAATCATGAAACTCCGACCTCATAACATGAAACTAACTGAAAAAACATTAAATCTTTTAAAGAACTTTGCATCCATAAACCAATCAATTCTTTTTAAGAAAGGGTCTACTCTTCGTACAATGTCTGTGATGAAGAATATACTTGCAGAAGCGGATATCGGAGAAGAAATTCCACAAGATTTTGCTATCTATGATTTAGTTCAATTCTTAAATGGTATTTCATTATATGGTGATCCTGAATTAGATTTCCAAAATGAATCCTATTTGACTATTCGTGATGGTAAGAATCATAGGACAAAATATTTCTTTGCTGATCCTAGTGTAGTTGTAAGTCCTCCAGAAAAATCTATTACACTTCCTAGTTCTGATGTTTCATTTGTATTAGATACTAATAATCTAACATCACTTCTTAAAGCATCTGCAATATATCAACTTCCAGATTTATCTGCAGTTGGTGAAAATGGTGTAGTTAAACTTGTTGTTCGTGATAAGAAGAATGATACTTCTAATGATTTTTCAATTGTTGTTGGAGAAACAGAAGAAACATTCTCATTTAATTTTAAGGTAGAGAATATTAAGATCCTTCCAGGAACTTATAATGTTAATATATCTCAAAAATTACTTTCTAGATTTGTAAATGAAAATTATAACTTAACCTATTACATTGCACTGGAACCTGATTCTACATTTGGATAATGTTTTGTGAAAAAGTTAGTTTAGTTAGTGGTGGATTTGATCCAATTCATAGTGGACATATTCGTTATTTTGAGAAAGCAAAATCGTTTTCTAATTATCTTGTGGTGGGATTAAATAGCGATTCTTGGTTAAAGAGAAAGAAGGGGCAATATTTTCAATCTTGGAATGAAAGAGCAGATATCATCCGTCATCTTGATATGGTTGATGCTGTTATTTTTTGGGATGATGTAGATAATTCTGCTATTGGTGCTATTTCAAAATGTTTAGAAATATCAGATACTGTTAAAGGTGGAAAGAAAATGAGTTTTAGGGCAATAGTTGTAGTAGGAAATGAAAAAGGACAAGTTGGTGTTGGGGTTGGAAAAGCTGGAGATGTTATTGGTGCCGTTCGTAAAGGAGTTGCTGATGGGAAAAAACATCTAGTTCGTGTCCCTTTAACTCGAAATAGTTCGATACCAACTCTCTCTAACGGTAGAGATGGAGCAGCAAGTGTGTTGATTCGTCCTGCAGCTCCTGGAACAGGCGTAATTGCTGGAGGTTCAATTCGTACTGTTTTAGAGTTGGCTGGAATTAAGAATGTACTTGCAAAGCGATTAGGCAGTAAGACGCCTCTTAATAATGCTCGTGCTGCAATGGTTGCTTTAAGTGAGTTAAGAACTCATAAAGCCACAGCTAAAGAGCGTGGTATTTCACTTGAGCAGATTTATTCCTAAAAATCATGACTATTAAATTAGAATCTCTTCAATCAAATAAAGGATCTAGACGTAAAAAAATGCGTAAAGGTCGAGGTATAGCTGCTGGTCAAGGTGCTAGTTGCGGCTTTGGTATGAGGGGGCAAAAATCTAGATCAGGAAGACCTACTCGCCCAGGATTTGAGGGTGGTCAAATGCCTTTGTACAGACGAGTTCCAAAACTAAAGCATTTCCCAATTGTTAATCAGAAAAACTATACTGTTCTCAATGTTTCTATGCTGAATACATTAAAAGATGGGACAGTCGTCAACCTTGATTTATTGGTAAAGGAGGGTATTTT